CACGTCGATTAGGATTGCGTCGACGTTCCTATTGGTGCAATTTACGCTCTACACCAGGCTAAGACAGAGCGAGCAAGTGTTTACGCATTGCAGCGATATATCCGTACGTTACGAAAGTATAATCCATTTCTTCAGCCACTTTTTCGCATGTTTAAACCCTCTCATCTTTTTAAGTCCCATTTCTTTTCCTTTGAAGAAAATAAAGAGAGTGGGTGTCTCCATACGTCATGCGAATGTTATTTACGAATAAAAGGAGTACACCCGGAATATAATGATATGGATGATCGTGTCTATTACTCTAAGTTTGATGCTCAGTGTCGAGAATGGGTTCAATTGTTCCTTAAAAGACATCCCATGAATGGATTAACGATGGCTCCTTTATATCAAGACGATTATAACTATTTGCAAGTGAATTTGCCAGGGGAGAATATTCGTATCATTAATCCCCAGTTCGATCATAGAACTTGGCCAGAGGAAAGTTTGAATATGTTTATTGATCCGGAACTTGTTAAAGTGGCAGAGGTTGCAGATTTGATATTTCAAAATACCCATTCAATCGGATATGCTAGTCCAGAGAAAGAGTGGAGGAATGAGATTTGGCGTGATAAGGAAGTAGAAATACCGAGTCTATCAAATATGATAAAGAAGAAATATTCAATTCGTAATGCGGCTTTTGGTCATATCAATGGGCGTCCGTGTTGGCGTTTAGCGACAACAGATATGTATCCGCGAAAATGGGTGAATGCGCTTACAAAAATGAAGAAACCAACGAAAGACTTACCTCAAGAAACACGTAATCTTCTGCAGAAGACCGATATAGCGTTGGATATGATGTATACGAAGATGGGAACTAATTCACTCTTTGGAACAAAGACATTTGATCTAGGGATACCTAGCCTTCTTCAAACGTATGGTGGTACATCTGGTGGCATTGGTCCGGGCACTCGAAAAAAGGTTGATTATGAGGGAGCAACACTGAAGATTAATCCGAATGGGAAAAAATATGAAAAGTTTCTCTCTGATTTAAACCAGCTTATGGAATTTATAGAGAATGAAGACTATGATCCGGCGGTGACATGGGACTGGAAGGAAAAAGTCGAAGTTTTTTTTTCTAGAACGAAGCAGAAGGTCGATGAGGAATTTGTTAAATGGTGTGAAAAGGTCCGTATATTCGTGATACCATCTTCCTTTTATGTGATGGTGGAGCGCCTCATATCTAAAGCACGTATGCTAATAGAAAGAGGAAAGATGATAAAGATAGGGCATAAGTGGGGTCATGGGGGAGCGGATGAAATAGCGCGCGATTTGGGCATTACAGAGTTGACTGAATTTATGAATATCCTAGTTGATGGGGATGTCGATAAGCTTGATATGGGTATACATGCGTTTTTTATAGATCTCTATTTTAAGAACAACATGGTATATGATGATCCTGAATCACCTTTTTTTGCTTTGAGGAAACGATTCACTAAATGGGTGTGTAAGCATATGTTGAACCGCATTACGCATGCTTTGGGTGATTTATGGATATTGCAGATAGGTGGTGTCCCCAGTGGTGCTTATAACACGAGCCATCTGGACAGCTGGGTAATGTTGTTATATTGGTTCCTGTGGCTAATATGGGTCATTGAAAAAGCTCCACCAGATAAGAAGGAGGAGGTGGAGGCGGAGGCATGGAAATTGTTTATTATTGTTTATGGGGATGATCATATATACAATAAAGGAAGTTCGCCTTCTTCTGGCTACTTTTCAGGATCTTCTTTTGCTTCGTTCTTGGAGCGTTACTTTGGGGTCATATTGCGTGACGTGCATGATGGTATAGCATTTTTATCCGTCGTTAATGACTTGGGTGAGGTAGTTAGAGAAGGAGTAATCTTCTTGCGACACTATTTTATTTTAAATCCGTATCGAGATGAGCCTGACCAACCACGTTATTTACCTTGGCGACCTACATGGGATTACATAGTTAGATGTTTTATCGGTACTGATGGGAGACAGAGAACGGTACATGATGTTATGTTGTCGTCTATAGGTCATGCGTATGGTACATATGGTTCGAATCGACATGCATATGATTCTCTATTCTCAATTTATAGTGCGTGTGCTCAGACCATGAAGATGGATCCTAAGGAGTGGATAAGGGCACATTCGGGAGATTTCTCTCAAGAGACAATTCGATCGATGAGAAGGAAGGGCGTGTCAACTGAAGAACTGATGAGAGGTTTTCCTTCTTGGGAAGAGTTAAAATCACGGAACAAGAAAAA